AGGGAGGGAGGATGGTAGTCCAAGATGGAATAAAGACAATACAAAGGTTCTTGTTAAATATGAATTAGCAATAGCTGATGGCACATTGGATCAAGTTAAGGGAGTTAGTGGTATTACGGCTCTATCACATACTGAATGTTTAGCTGAAATGCAAAAGGATGAGTGGTCTGGTGAATGAGGATTGGAAAGATTACGTTTCTATAATAGCATTTTTATTTATAGTGCTTGGCGGTTTAATACTACTTGGAAGTTGTGATAGTGGATGGTCAGTAGCTGGTTATGAGGTATGAGCGATGAGAAACAGAAAACATACAGGAGCTATGGGGTTACGACATTATCTGATAATCTCATCGTATCTTTCAATGTTAGGTTTATTATTAACTGCATTATTGCATTCTCTGTTTTTGGTTGGACAGTCTTTACTTATGAGCAGAGACTTAGAGAGGTTGAGTCAGCAATTATCGAACATTCACAACGACTTGATGACCTCAAGTCAATACATGATGCTGAGATAGAGGAAATTCAAGCATGGTACAAGAAATCCTTAGAGGTCGATTTAAATCCTTTAAATATTTTAAAAAGAAAGAGAAAGTAGTCTTAACCGAAGATGATTTCAGTCATAATTATTTTATTAACCGAGAGTTGCGTAGAGTACGATGAATCAGAAGCGTTTCCGCTGTATGATATGTAATGATAAATGTTTAAAGCCATATAATGGTTTATGTAAAAAATGTGACAAAGAACAATTAACTGGTAGAATAGGATTTGAAAAAAAATGAATTTCATGGAGTTGTATGCAGAAGGGGGTATGATCGCTGTCGTAGGGGCTTTGTTAGTGTATATGGTATTCTCAATGAACAAAAGAGGATCAGCCCAGGCAGAGAGTTTGGCGGATCTAAAAACAGAAAACAGAGGTCAGAGCGAAACTATTGAGAACATGGAAGGGATATTACTCAAATTATTGTCAAGAATGGACAAGACAGATGATAGGATTTCACGAAAATTTGACGACTTAAATAAAGAAATAAACAGCGTAGATAACCAGGTATCTAAAATAGAAGGTATAATTTCAAGGCTTAATGGAAAACACTAATGGATAGTCTACGTACAAGCAGTTTTAGTGTAGCACATGGTATGATCTACTGGTTGGATATTATACCAGCAATATTAATGTGTATCATGCTCTGCTTTAATATTTACTACTTATACATAAAAACAAAAAAGATAAAGGAGAAGTAAATGGATTGGATGAACTGGTCTAATTTCGCATACCTAATGATAATAATATTGGGAGCAGTGGGAACAATGGTTGCTACTAAATACCGCATTATTGTTAAAGAAATGAAAGAGGTAGCTCAAAAGTACCATGAAGCAAATAAGGATGGTAAAATAACAAAAGAAGAACAACAGGCAATTGCTAAAGAATGCATGGATGTATTAATGGCAACTGTAAAACTTGTCTGGAAATTCTAATGGCTGAACAATACGATAACAGCGGAGCATTATTTATTAATGACCGTAAAGAAAAAGATAATCAGCCAGATTATACAGGGAATGTTGTTATTAACGGTGAAAAGAAAAGACTTGCTGGGTGGAAAAAAACTAAAAAGTCTGATCCATCTAAGACTTTTTTAAGTCTTGCTATATCAGATTACCAGGAAAAACCAGCAGAAAGTTCTGGCTTTAAAGCTACACAAAATCCAATGGATGATGATATTCCGTTCTAATGAAGTTTGATGACATCATTGATGAGGTCTTAAAATCAGAAGGGGGATCCAGGATAACAAAGGATCCCCTGGATGCTGGTGGTACTACTAAGTATGGTATATCTCAACGTGCTTATCCCAAACTGGATATAGAAAAATTAACAGAACAAGAAGCAAAGAATATATACCACTTAGATTACTGGATCCCATCAAAGGCCAGTAAGGTACCCGCACAGATCCGTGAGATCTATTTTGACATGGTTGTAAACTTTGGGCAGAGATCTGCCGTAAAAGTATTGCAACAGGCTTGTAATGGTAAGAATACTTATGATATAAAGGTAGATGGTTTAATTGGCAATGCTACTATTGGAGCTTGTAAAAACCTGGAGCCAGATCGGTTACGTGCTTACCGTGTTTTAAAGTTTGCACGTATTGTGATCAAGAAACCAAGCCAGGAACGCTTTTGGTTTGGCTGGTATCGCAGAGCATTGCGTATATAGTTATTTTAGTTTTTTTTCACAATGGTCAATAAATTTTTTCAGTAAGTTTTCAGCTTCTAATAACTCTTCTTTTGTACCATCAAGTCTGTTTTCATACTGTTCAAATTCAGCATAGCAATAACCTTCTAATAGCATTGCTCTCATTGCTTTTATTATGTTTTTATTATTCATATTAGTTTATTGCACATTAGAACCAATACCGCAACAGTTTATTTTAAAATAATTTTATAATGTCACATTAATTATGTGACACCTCGCTGTAAGTTCAACAATATCAGTAAGAAGCTATGCCTCCGGAGCATAAGGTCACAGGTTCGAATCCTGTCGGGCGTACTCGAGGAGAAACCCGTCTAAAAAGGCGGGTTTTTTCTTATATATAAGTATGTAAAATAGCTACTATTAGCAGAGATAGTGTCATTTGGAATGTGACAAAAATGTGACAATTTCAAGTTGATTAATGTATTTAGATAATCGATCAACATTCACCTTAACGTATTGAGCAGTAACATCATTCGCTTTATGACCTAATAAACATTTTGTATCCCACCTGGTAATACCTAACTCTTCTAAATGTGTGGCAAAGGAATGTCTAAAAGTATGTAGGTCACCATTTGGTAATATTTCTTTTAGTCTCTCCCTGGATCTACCAGTGCTATTTGGATTCATAATATTAAATATATCCATTTTAGCTAAATCTTTATGTATTGGTATAACAACCTTGCCATCTGTTTTTTCTTGCGATTTAACGATGTATTTACCATCTATATCATCAATTGTTATTGTACAAGCATCCGCTGTTCTTAATCCTGTTGCATATAATACGCTCCACAACAAATGATCTTTTTTCTTTCTTGCTTTTGTAAGTGCTGTTTTTATTTCTTGCTTTGTGAACGATTTACGTGGCCTTACTTTTATTAATGTTGGTTTTATTAATTTAACTAATGGATTTTCTGTAAGGTATCTCATTGCCATCATCCAGTTACACCAATTAGATAATATCTTTTGATAATGTATAATAGTTTGCGGTGATAGATTTAGATCTCTGCATTTAGCAAAATACTCTTGCATAAAAAAAGCAGTGAGGTGTTTGTTAGTTATACCAGGGTTTCTATCAACAAATACATTTAGAGTTGATTTAACTTGTTTTGCGTATCGAGGTTTTTTATTTGCCTCAATTTCTGCAATATATAAATTTTTAGGTTTTACAATGTCAACAGTGGGTACTGATATTCCTTGTTCTCTTAATACAAGCTCTCTATCCCATTTGTCTTGTAATAATTTTGCTACTCGCTTATCTTTGGTGCCAGTTGATTTTTGTTTCCTATGTGGTGGCGTACCAGAGGTATACCACCAATAAGGACTTCCAGATCTTTTATAGATACGGCTCAATATTTAGTATACTATCCTTCTTTTAATATTTGAACTTTAGATTCTACAGTTTTTTTAAGCCAATTAACTTTATTATAAGAAATTGTGTGAACTATTGTATTATCTTTTGCTATATAGCTAATTGGAATAGGAATATAATGATTTCCAACCATATCTTTTAATTGGTTAAAAAGTAAAGGTAATGTTTTGTTTTTTTGGTCAAGAACATTTATAGATTCTTTTGTTATAATAGTGTCTATAGGGTGTTTATCAAAATCATTATAATGAGTTCCTATACTAAAAAAATCAGACATTTCTTTATTAGAATATCCTAATATTTGACAAAGAATATTTATATTTTCTACTTCTACTATTTTTCTTCCTATTTTAAGACCTTTAAAAGATAATTCTACTTTTACAAGAAAATCATATTCTAAACTATCCCAATGGGTGGATTGAACTGGATTTGTTCGATGTTTTTTAACATCTGCTTCTAATTTCTTTATCTTTTCTTTTTGTAGCTCGATTGTTTCTCGCTGTGCTATTATTGTGTATTCCACACTTTCCTCGCTTTCATTTTCTTTTGTGCCACTGCCCTTTAGATGCCCTTCAAATTTTTGTCTTTGTATATCATAATGTTTACAATACCAGTTTATATAACTAATAGGTATCACTTTTCTTGATTTGGCAACCGCCAAAGACTTGCGGTCTATTCCCATATATGTAGCTACTTCGCTATCAAAACGTAATCCCTCACGTTTCTTTATTACTTCTATTAACTCAGAGATATTTGACATAATATAATTTTTAATGTTGTTGCATTGTAATCTTTTTGTAGTATATATTCCAATAAGGTAAATAAATAATTATTAAGCATATTAAGAATATTACAACAATAAGGTACCAAAAAAAATTTAAAATGACAAGATATTTAAAACATACAGAAGTAGCAAAGAAATTAGGAGTCACAAATAAAGATGTGATTCTCAAGATAAAGTCTGGTGAAATACCAGCGGTAAGATTTTCCAGGAAGATATTTTTAATTGAGACAAATACTCTGGAAAATTTTATTAATAACAAAAGTGTGCAAGTACGCACACTGTAATAAAACAAGAAAGAAGGAAGAGAATGGAAGATAAAAAAACAACTCAAATACAAGGTGTTCAATTGTCATGTGCTGAAGATGTTATTAATTGGCTGGAATACTTATTAAAGCATCACGACTTATCAACAGCAAAATGTATGAAAGCAGATTGGAGTGAAGAAGTTGCAGTGTTTACAGATGGAGTTATTAGAAATAGATATACTGGAATGATTGATTGGCTTAAAGAGGGTATTGTATGGGAAGAACAAAAAGCATTAAGAGAACAATGCATCGAAGATTCTAAATACCTTCCAAAGTTAGAGGAGGTGTAGGATGGAAACAGTAATCACAAAAATCGTCAATAAAGCCTATAAATCATTTCTATATCTACCAGAGATTTATAGACCATCTAAACACACCCTTAAACACCACGCTGAAGTTGTTTTGCAGTCTGAGCTATATGATAAGGGCATTCAGTTTGAAGAGAGGCATATACCCTGGTTAGCTGGTATTGTTTACGATCTATATGTTGAGGAGGTGTAGGATGAATACTAAACACGGAAAATATGAATGGAATCCCGATTTATCGAGATCAAGGTGGGATGAATATCTTGATATAATTAATTGTGAATACACAGCATTCGATCTAAATCTTCCAGGTGTAAATCATATTAGCATCGACTTTAAGCACGTTGATTATGAACCAGAACCAGGAGTTTGGAGTAATCCTAAATTCATTAATCCAACATATTATATAGAAGTTTGGTGGGATGATGAATATGAAGTCTATACTACCAGGAATTTTCAGAATCTAAGAGGAACTTTTAATAGGTATGTCAAGCATATAGAAAAATTATTTGATGATAACAACATAAATGAAGCGACTTTAGATGCATTTTTTAAGATGATACATAAAGAAGATACTGCCAGAAAAAAGTTAGATCAAGAAATCTATGCAAAGAGGGATTTTAAAAGAAGAGTTAGAAACACATTTCCAACTGCATTTAAAGGGAGTAATTAATATGCCTTATCCATTAGGACACCCAAAAAGATTTAACTATACCCGCTCAAACGCATCTGTCTTACCTCTTCCTTCTTGTGCAGATGCAAGGACTCCGCAGTCTAATGAGCGGGAAGCATTAGAGTGTCAACATAACGACACAGAATATCAGCCCTATGAACCCGAAGTTAACGCTCCCGAATGCCTTTCGTGTGTGGATTGTGGGGCTGATTTACCTTTAGAAGGAGAGAGTATATAATGAAGAACTGGGAAAAGAAATTCGATAAAGCATTTGACCGTTTAGGTTTGCTTTGTGAGGTGTATCTGATCACGTTGGTAGCTATGGTAATTATTGTAAATATATGGAGAGCAATATGAGAGATCCTATTAAGCAAGAAGGATTAGATCTGGATCTACGTAAGTCCTACATCGGTACAAGTGAGTGGGCTGTAGTTGCCAAGCTGTATAATAGATATAAAAGTCCGCTTGATGTATGGAACGAGAAGTTATTTGGATATGAACCATATGATAATATTATTCTTCGTCACGGCAGAGATATTGAAGGTATGGTTGCTAAATGGGTAGAGGAAGATATGGATGTTATTGTTTCTATTGATCCGTATGTACGTTTTCATAAAGACCATGATTTTTTAGCTACTAACCTGGATGGTATTATTCATTTTAAAGATGGACAGCCAGATGCAGTATTAGAGATCAAGACAGCATCACAGATCGCTAAAGACACCTGGGGCGGTAAGATACCTATTCAGTATTATACGCAGATACAAGGGCAGATGCATATCACTGGAATGAAGTATGCTTATGTGGCCTTACTTACCTATGGCTATGCTGGTATAGACAGCTTTGATATATATAAATACGAATATAAGCCAGAGTATATACAGCCTATTATAGATGATTGTGTAGCATTCTGGAATAATCACGTAGTTACCCAGGAACCGCCAGAGGCTTTAACTGATACTGATATTAAGCAAACATATCCAGAGGCTAATGGTGAGTCTATGATCGCAGATAGTAAGCTGATCGAAAGGTTTGAAACACTTAGGCAATTCAAAGAAACAAAAAAAGAATTGGATGTAAGTATTAAAGACCTTGAGATACAGATCAAAAAATCTATTGGTCATTATGAGTCAGTCAATGATGGTGAGCGTACTATTGCAACATATAAGAATAGTAAACCTCGCACCACATTTGATCGCAAAACTTTTCAAACAGAAAACCCGAAGATGTATGGTAAGTATCTCCAGGAAGGAAGTACATATCGCACACTTCGCATAACAAAGGAGAGTAAATAGTGGGAAATACAATCAATATCAAAGGAAAAGAATACACTAAAGTTGTTAATCGTTTAAAAGACTTTAGAGATACTTTTCCAGCAAAGGATGGATGGGCTATTAAGACTGAGCCGATCAGTATAACAAATGAATCTGTTGTATTCCAAGCAACAATAAATAATCCAGATGGTGTTACAGTTGCTGTTGGTCACGGTCACAACATTCTTGGTGCTGATAAAGCATTAGAGAAGGCTGAAACAGTTGCTATCGGTAGAGCAATAGGAAACTTTCATCCTGTATATGGTGGAGAGAGTGACGAGTTTGCTTCTGCGGAAGAGATGCAGAAGTGGGCAGAAAATAATAACAGGAGCCTTAAACCCACAAGCAATGGGGTTTCGGGCGGTGGAAACTCACAAGGTAATGGGGTTTCGGGTGACGGAAACTCACAAAGTAAAGAAGCAAATAGTGATGGTGCTGTATTGTGGCCTTTTAATGGTGCGAATAAAGGGAAAAAAATATCAGCTATACCCGCAGATCAATGTGTTTACTATTTAGACAATTATGATAATCTAAATGAGCAAAAGAATCTGCATCTTAAAACAGCTTTACAAGAAGTTGTAAACGGTTCCTAATTACATAGGTAGATGAATACATGGCGGGATCTTATAAAGGCATACTCATTAGCTCAATTGGATTATCCAGAGGGGTTAGGGTTGCACAGAACTTTGAAAGTA